ACTAATCTCGGCCTTGGCACCATAGCCACGCAGGACGCTAATAACGTGTCCATCACTGGCGGCACGATCAGCGGGATTACCGATCTGGCGATTGCGGACGGTGGCACGGGCGCTTCTACTGCTGCTAACGCGCGTACTAACCTTGGGGCTACTACGGTTGGGGCGAACGTCTTTACCCTAGCCAACCCTTCGGCGATCACTTTCCCGCGCTTCAACGCAGATAACACGGTAAGTGCACTAGATGCTGCATCTTTTCGTACGGCTATCGGGGCGGGTACTGGCGGGGGGAGTGTTACCTCGGTCAGCGGCACTGGTACGGTCAACGGCATCACGCTGACTGGTACGGTTACTTCGTCGGGCTCGCTCACTCTGGGCGGCACTCTGTCCGGGGTGAGCCTTACTACACAGGTTACTGGCACACTCCCTATCGCCAACGGCGGTACTGGCGCGACCACCGCAGCTAACGCCCTAACGGCTCTGGGTGCCTACGCTGCTAGCAACCCCGCAGGGTACACGACCAATACTGGTACGGTCACCTCGGTCAGCGGCACTGGCACCGTCTCGGGCCTCACTCTGACTGGCACGGTTACCACTAGCGGGTCGCTCACTCTGGGCGGCACCCTGACGCTTACCAGCGGGCAGGTGACCACGGCGCTCGGGTACACCCCGTACAACTCCAGCAACCCCGCAGGGTACACGACCAACACTGGCACGGTCACCTCGGTCAGCGGTACTGGGTCGGCCAACGGTCTTAGTCTCTCAGGCACCGTCACTACCTCGGGCAACCTGACCCTCAGCGGCTCGGTCACCTCGGTTGCTACTGGCGCGACCATCGACGGCGTAACCATCGGCTACCGTAACATCCCGCGCTCGACCACCAGTGGTACGGCGACAACTGCCGACGTGGGTAAGTGCATCGCGGTTTCGGCGGGTATCACCATCCCGAACTCCACCTTCGCTGCTGGGGATGCGATCTCGATCTACAACGATAGCGGCTCGTCCATCACCATTACGGCAGGGGTGACCACCCTGCGCCAAGCGGGCACGGCTAACACCGGTAACCGCACGCTGGCAGCGCGTGGTATGGCTACCATCTGGTTCAACAGCGCGACCGAAGCAATTATCTCGGGTGCAGGGGTAAGCTAATGAGCGGCATTCACATGGCGCTGCTTGGTGCTACCGGGAGTGAACCTCTCTCAATTAGCATCTCACCCTCCAGCCTATACCAAGGGCGGGTTGGGAGCGGCAGCGTCACAACTGCTGCGGCGACCGGTACCGCGTCGGGCGGTGCGGGCGGGTATTCCTATGCGTGGACTTACGTGTCTGGCAATAGCTACACCATCAATACGCCTTCGTCGGCCAGCACTACCTTCACTACGACGCTAATCGCTGAGCAGTTCAAGTCCGGTGAGTATCGCTGCACGGTCACCGATAGCGCGAGCGCACCGACCAGATGGCAGCGACAATAGTAGCTAGGGCACCGGCCAATGCGATAGCCGTCTCGCTGTCGATGTAACCCTTACCCACGGCAACGCCACCAACAGCGGCAAGGACGGTGCGGGCTACGCCGTATACTTCACTCTTGGTCATTACAGGTCTCCTGTTTCCTTAAGCCATGCCTTCACATCAAAGCTAGGGCAGGCTTTCTTGACCCCCGGCCAGTCGCGGTGGCCGCGAATGACGATGCCGGGGTAGCGCGCCTTATACGTCCGGATAAGCGTAAGCAGCGACTTCTTTTGCGCCTCATTGCGCGTATCCTTGGGGTTCAGCTTTTTATCTACGCCGCCAACGTAGCAGATACCGATGTTGCCGGTATTCTTACCCCCTACGTGCGCACCTTTCTGGTCGTCCCGCAGCGTACGGTGCGTCGTGCCATCGAGCTCAACCACCCAGTGATACGACGTCTGACCGAACTTGGCCTTGTCCCACTCAGTGATCTGGTCGGCAGACACGTGCCGCCCTTCCGGCGTTGCCGCGCAGTGGATCGTCAGAAACTTAACCTCGCCTAGCTGGGCCATTACATCAGGTTCCTGAGTTTATAGGTGGTCGTGAGGTAGACCCCGGTTACACCATCAATGAGATTGGCTACGCCCCGATTGCCCTTACAAATCCGCTCGTGGTTCTTTTCGATCCACTCGGCATCCTCAACGAGGATCATCAGGATATCCTCAGCCTTGGTCTTGGGGGCCTGCACCGTACCGATCAGTTCGAACGCACCTTGATACGCCTCTACCAGTTTATCCAGAGCGTCGATCACACCGTCGTAGAACTCGCCCAGCGCAACGTGCCGTGCATAGGCACGGACACCGTTAGCCCGCCAGTGCTCGAAGTGAGCCACGTTGCGGGCGTAGAAAACACGGGCGATGAGTTCTTCGATCATTGGGCGATCCGGATGATGGCATCGGTGCTAGAGTTGAGCGGGAAGGTCACAACCATGTTCTGGGCCGTGAAGGTCTTGTCCTCGCCGAAGTCGAGCACGCATACTGCGGGATTGGTGAGCGCCGTGCCATCATTAGCCAACGCCGAGGGGGTGGTATTGTAAATGAGCCCACCCCGCGCGGTCAGCGTGACATTGGTGAACGTAGCGGTGGCGAAGGAAGTAAACCCGGCACCTGCCGTGTTATCGGAAGAGACCCCTAGGTTCGTAAGCACGATACCGCCAGCGGTGTAGTTGGTACCCGAGACCTCACCAGTCGCAGTATACTGCGTTGTGGCCGCGCCAAGGTCAGCAAGCGACGTGTAGAGAGCGAGCTTGAACGTATCACCCCCAGACACACGGAAATCGTGCACCCCGAGGAGCACCTGAGCTTTGAAAGACGTGCAGAGGGTCTGATTGAGCATACTACTTCACCGGATAGCGCGCTTGCGTGGTGCGATAGACGTCCGGCCGGTTCTTACCCTCGCCCAGCTGCTTGAGGAGGATCATGGCCTCGTCATAGCGCTTCTGGTACTGCAGGATGACATCCTGCTCGCCTTTCATGTAGGTATAGGCTTCCACCAAGCAACCATACAAGAGTGCAGAGTCAAAGTTATCACCTAGCCACGTTGTTTCCGCAGTCACAATGGATGGTGGATAGTAGTAGTAATGCAACTCAGCGTAGTAATTTGCATCAGGCGTTGGGCCTAAAATGAACGACAACTCAGCGTCATTTGCGGACTGTGGGCCAAAGATAGCGTAATACTTAGGAAGTGCTACATCCCGGGGGTTGGGGTACACCTCACGAATAAAGTTGACATCTTTGTTCAACAAGTACGTGTAATCACCTTGGAACGTTACTGCTCCTGACACGGTGCCACTATTAGCCACACTCAGTGTGATAGTGGTGCCCACAATCAGTGTTACCACCGCTTCTGTGCCAATACCTGTTCCAGCAGCATATTGACCCACAACAATACCCGAGGCGCTGGCTACAACAATCGTTAATTGACCAGCAGTGCCTGTTGCAGTCGTGCTGACAAATGGATAAACAGCCAGTGAATAGCTGGATAAATAATCGTTAGGGCAAGCCAAATATTTGTTGCCAGAAGACAAAACTCCCGTAACGTTCTTGCGCAAATTGGCAATCTGAACCGAATTGTAAATGCGCTGCTCTGCCTGCTTTGTAAACGTTGCCAAATCAGTGTTCGTAAACCCCTGATTTTCGGTGTAAGCAATGATGGCAGCTTTTAATTCGGTGTATGTCATGTGATGCTCGTTGTGACTGTTCCAAGGACTGCTTGAGCAGTCAGTGGTTTGGCATAAGGCATCGGCATCATTCCGATACTAGCAAACGAAGTATCAGCCGTGAACCCGACGTAGACGGTAACCCCAAGTCTACTCTCTGGACGAGGTTGTTGCAAGGCTTGTGGCTCATTTATTGAGCGCTTAGGCTCTAGTTGTGGATGCTTGGGCTCATAACACTCCGGACAAACTTTAAAGCCTGTCCATTCCTTGATAAGCGTATTGAGCTTGTATCGTTGGCCGCATCTGTCGCACAGCGCAATTGCAAATTTGCCTGATACATAAGCCATGGATTACCTCTGTGTATACGTAGGTACCACAAAGAAGCCCGAGCGCTCACGGTCTTCAGAAGCTGCACGCATAAACTCTTCTTCGTACATTTGCTTGAGCAGCATGACACGATCAGGCGCTTTTTTAACAGCCAAATAGTACGCCAACGCCGCCGCTAAACAAGGCAAGAATCGGAAAGAGATGTCAGCCGTATTAGTAAAACCCCCGGCGTTATCCATGCGGCGAATTGCATAGTAGACAAACGTCCAAGTCTGCGTTGCGTCAGGAGATGGGTACAAAAACACCTTGGCCGGCACTGTGCGCTGAATGTAGTACTGCGCAGGACGTGACTGGGTCAACTTGTTAGGCACATGCAGCCACTCAGCGCGGCCTATACGGTCAATTGTGATGTCCTGCTGGGTAGACTGGCCTGCATTGGTCCGAATCACGGCTGAGAGGCCGTCAATCGTGTCTGCGGGCAGGTCATACTCATACACCCCGGGCGTTAGCACCTGCTGGCGCTGCTCAATTGTCCACAGATTAAGACCACGGTTGGCCCATTCTGCAAAAATCAAGTTGACGGAGCGAAGCGCCGTCTTCATGTCGTAACCGT